ATCATCATTGGCAGTTGTTGAATTGGAATTGGTTCCAGATGCTGATGGTTTGTTTTCTTTTACACTACCAACAAATGAAAATGAAATTAGATTTAGATTTCTAACATCAGAAGATGAAATGAATATTCTCAAGAGAGTAGAAGCAATTCAGAAGAAACAAGGATCATCTATTGATAATAGCATGAGCCTTAAAATGATGGCATCAATTGCAGAAGTTGATGGAGAACGAGATCAACTTCTAATAAAAAGATTTGTAGAATTTATGCCAGTTCGGGATGCAAGAGCATTTCGTGAATATGTAAATAGTGTAGAACCGGGCATCAATATGGAACAAGACGTAGAGTGTCCATCATGTGGAGAAGTTAACGGGGAGGTTATACCGATCCGTGGAAACTTTTTTTGGCCTGACAGCGGAGTATAAGAGATTTCTATTAGAGGAATTATTTCAGTTGCAGTTCAATGGAAAAATGTCATTGGGTGATGCTCAAAGACTACCAACATACCAAAGGCGTTGGTTTATAGAAAGAACAAAAAAAGAAATTGATGCCATAAATGAGGCAATCAAAGAAGCTAAAAGTAAGAAAGGCAGATAAAAATGGGAATTTATGATGATGGAATGAGTTGCTGGGAAAGAAACAAATTGGGATTGGAACCTGAAAACGCAGGCGAAACAAAACCAGAAGTTGTTGCAGTAGTAGAAGATAAGGTTGAAAAGGTAGTTGAAAAAAAGGTTGAAAAGGTAGTAGAAAAAAAGGTTGAAAAGGTAGTTGAATACAAAAAAGTTGAAGACAAAAAAGCAACCACTACAAAATCAAAGAAAAATAAAGGCAAAAAATAATGACAAAGGGGGAACTAAAAAAAATCATAAAAGAATGCTTTGGTAGATTAAGCGAAGCAACTAAGCGGAAATTTGAAATAAACCATAATTCATATGTGAGTGCCATGGAAGAAGCTCAGGATTACATTGAAAAAAATGGATATACGGTTAGTGAAGATGAGTGGTTCCATAAAGTTTCCACTGGACCTAGAAAGCCAAGTGCTGGTCACACAAACAAAATGTCAATTAGAATTGAAAAAAATGGAAAAGAACAAAAGAAAATGGCACACATTCAAGTTTACAATCGTGAAACTAAAATAAAGCCATTTGAATTGAATATGTATATACAATAAAAGAACGGGAGAGTTAACTACTCTCCCTTTTTTTGAACCTTATTCTTTTCTTCTATTTGTTTTTCTAGATCATCACGTTCATCTTCTAGTTCCCTGTATTCATCCCTATACTCTTCTGGCATAAACGCAAGTAGTTCCTTGATGGTGTGGTAATATCTATCATTCTCTTCCTTAAACTTCTTGCCCCAACGATCCTCTAAACCATACATCTTTTTCTTCACAAGAAGAAGTTCATCCTCTAATTTCATAGCATCTATTCTAGCAGATACCATAACGATATCCGACCGGACTTCTGCAAATGATGCACTGGTTGGTGTTTCTTTTGCGAAGTGGCCATCAACAATAAACCCTGCACCAAGTAATGTTGACAATGTTGCTATTGAGGCGAGGACAATCATAATTTTCTTTAACATACTCACTCCTAGAAGTTAAGGATTGCTCTATCAAAACGAATTGTGATTGTAATATCTGCAAGGTCTTCAGTTCCCATATCTAGATCTCCCCAGTTTGCATTTGTAACAAACGCACCAAGTAGTGACCATTTTTCAACGGTTTGTCCTGCTGGATCAAGCATCTTAAGGGTTAATGTCTTTTTGTAACTTGCGGCATAACCCATACGTCCAGTTGAGAATTCAACACATTGGCGAATCCAATCCATAATCGCTTGTCCAGTAGAAGGACCAATTGCGTCAATGAATGTAATATCCAATGTTGCCCAAACTGCTCTACCAGCAACAAAGGTGCTAGTGTTCATGAATGGAATTTCAACATCTCCGATTTCGAGTGTTGGTCTTGATGAGGATTGAACTGCCCATTCGGCAATACCAATGTCTGCTGGGAATTCAAAATACCATCTATTTTTTCTTTTGGGTTCCAAATCCAATGGAACCGGTCTTAACATGTTTTCTGTGAATGCCATTATATTTCTCCTTTATTGGCTAAGTCATTATTGTTTTCCCCAATAAATATCTGTGTAAATTTTTCGTTCCTAGTTATTTATAGGTAAGGAGAAATCATATGAACGAATCATTTGGCGGCCAAGGTGGCTTCGGTGAATTTATTGGAGCAACAAAAAATTTCGGTGATCACACTGGTGTGTTTAAGACTAGTGTTGGTGAATGGGCCTTTGGTGTATTGTCTCTTACTAAGGCACTTGGTAAGCTAGAAGGTTTCGGTGAGAATGTTATAAAAATGACTGGTGTGTTGGGTGGACTTGGCCAAGTCTTTGTCTCTTCTAAACTTATAGATGTAATTGCCGATTTGGCAAATCAGATACAAGGGTTTGATAAAACAATCCAAAGAAAATATGGAGTATTCAATAAAGGCCCGATTGGTAACGAAATGGTGGAAGCAACTCAAAATACCCTTGCTATGGGTATTAATATGCGAGACCATGGAGAATCATTTGTTGCTTTAGCTAGAGAACTACAAGATTTCGGTAGAGCAATGCCTCTCACGGAGATATCTTCTATCATTGCAAAGAATTTCGGCATTGGATCAGATGCGGCCGCATCAATCACTTCTTCATTTAGTAAATTTGGTGGCCGGGATGCCGCTGAGATTGAATCCATTATGGGAGCGGTAACCGGAGAGGCAAGAGCACAAGGTTTATCCCATCAGGAAGTTGCTGAAAATATGGCAAACACTTCCAAGAGTATGTTTCATTTTGGTGTAAGTTCTGATAAGGGTGTAAAGAACTTTAAGAAGATGGCAATGTTTGCTACCAAAATTGGTGTTAGCATGGAATCAATCATTTCAGCAACAGACCAATTTAGAACAGTATCCGGTTCCGTACAAGCATCTGCCCAAGCATCACTAATGGGAGTTAGATTAAATGCTACTCAACTATTAGCATCTTCTAGAGGTGGAGAAAAAGAGTTTGCGTTCAAAGAAATATTGGGAGCAATACAACAAAGAGGAATAGATTCAGAGGGTGGTCTTACACAACTTGGAATAGACATGGCAGATAGACTTGGACCAATTATTAATATGTCTAGAGATGAAATTGCTTCTGCGGTTGAAAGACTCAATAGACCTGACTCATCATTTGCTCAACTATTGGACGAACAAAAATCAATGCGTGAAAGAGTTAAAGCACAACAAGAAATAATGGAAAAGATTGAAAGTGCCCTATATAATACGCTTGGTGCGCTGTTGCCAATTATTAAACCAATCGTTGGATTCTTGGATTGGTTAACCAGTCATACAAGAGTAACACAAACTCTATTGGGATCGATTGCCCTATCTCTTATAATCATGAAAAATCGTGCGGCAATCTCTGCCTTTGCCGATAGGACTATATTCAAGGGAATAACTAATATGTTTTCGGATATTTCTCCAACTGGTGGCAGTGCCGGGGCGGGAGATACTGGATATGGTGCAGGACAAACAAGGCCAAGACGATCTGATGGAACTTTTGGAACTGGAATGTCTCCTAAACAAATGGCAGGAAAATCTAAAATGATGACTGCCCAAGCAAAACAAATGGGTGCGGCCGCTGTTATGATGTTAGCATTTGCTGGTGCCATGATGATGTTAGCAAAATCTTTCGAAACATTTGGTAAAGTCAATTGGGAAAAAGCAAAATATGGTGGTTTTGTTATGGCTGGATTCACCGTGGCAATGCTGGCTCTTGGAACTTTAGTTACAGTTGGATGGGCACCATTGTTAGCAATGGGTGGAATGATGTTAGCATTTGGTTTGTCAACAATGCTATTGGCTAAATCTTTAGAAATGTTTGTTAAACCAATATACGCACTTGAAACTGTTGATATGGGAAAAATAGGAATTGGTTTAATTCAATTAGCAGGTGGACTTGGTGCCATGATGGCATTGGGTGGAATAGGTATATTTGGTGGAGGATTCGCAACATTGTGGATTGGTGTTGATCTTGCGGCAAAGACAATTGAAAAATTAGGCAAGAAGGCCCTTGTATATGCCAACCCACTAGAAACACTATCATATGCATTAATGACTCTGGCAGATTCGTTAGAGAGACTACAAGCCCTATCCAATGATGGAAACATAGACATAAATGTAGACAAACAAACACTTTCCAGTTTAAAGGATGCTTCTATAAATCTTGTTAAATCAAGTGTACCAATAGGAAAAACAACAGAAGTGATTGAAAATCATTTCACAATAGACTTAGATGGAAACAAATTGGCAAGAGGATTAGCCATGACGGTTGGTAAACGAAAACTTGTTGGAGGAAACTAATGCCAATATATTATGACCCAAACATTTCTAAAATTGTAGCAATGGATCAGGCATTGAAAAATTATAGTCAAGATTTAGGTCAAATAAAAGCGGCCGAAGTTCACTATGAAAGAATGCGAACACTAAACAACACAACAATATTGCAAGTTGACTTACAAAGAAGTGCTGGAAATATTCTTGGTTCATTATCTATTGATACAATTTGGAATTCCCCCGGAGACAGAGCTATAACTGCCGCTCTTGCCGAAGCTAGAAGTTCAATATTATCAAGAGCAGTTGGACCATTAGAAGGATTGCCAGTTGGTGATTATATTCAAGATAGCGTTAGAGCAAAAAATGTAATCACACATACCATGGTTGGTCCAGAGCAGAGATTGATTAGTAAGTTGTCTCAAATGCAGGGAAACCAATGGACTACCATTAGAAACTATATAGAATCAACATCAGCAACAAACGATAAAACAATCAGCAATGTAATAAGGAATAAACAAATTCGTGAGGGAGTTAATGTATATGTTGATGGCAATGACTTAAAGGATAACCTCTTTTCAACTAAACATGGAAGAGTGGACACAAATTCATTAGTCAATCCTGCTCCATTGGGAGTATCGAACAAGTGGCTACCAGAAAAATATGGAGCACCATATGGAAATGAATATGGAATTGAAAACATCTCTACAGATATATTTCCACTCTTGATAAAAAATCTGGCATCAAGTCGAACCGTTGGTTTTCCAGCATACATAAGTAATTTTAATGAGGCCGATTCTGCATCATGGACAAACATCTCTCTAATAAACAGAAGTGAAGACTTATACATTTATCAAAGAGCGGAGAGAAGTTTTAATCTTGAATTCCATATTGTTGCAACAACTGATAAAGTGATTTTTGATGCAAAAACAAAAGAATACAATTCTAAAGGATATCCAATTAGATCTATACTAGGTCCAGATGGGCAAACTCTAGTGGATGTTGTTAACAAAAAAGAAATGTGGAGCAAGATAAACTTCTTACACCAATGTACACGACCAACATATTCAGATGGAAAATATGACAAGGCACCATATTGTCGTTTATGGTTGGGAGATTTGTTCACTGGAATCCACATGGTCATTGACAGTGTAAACATAGGATATGACCCAATGATTTGGGACATAAACATTAATGATTTTGGTGGAATTAGACCAATGGTAGCAGTAATAACCCTATCAGGAAAATTCATCCACAATAAAGCACCACATGCACACTATGAATTCTATTAGGAGAAAATAATGGGAAGATATGAAAATATTTTTGACGTAAGAACAGCAACTGAAAATATAAAACCAATCGGAAATATATCTGATCGTGAAAGCGACATATACATTCAATTTAATTCTGCGGATAGATTGGATCAAATTTCAAATAGAGTATATGGCGATCCACAATATTGGTGGTTGATACTTGCCGCAAATGAATATCAATTAGAGTTTGATATTGTTCCGGGAGAGATTCTAAAAATTCCATATCCATTGTCTGATGTTATTGTGGAGATAAAAAAGAGAACCAAATGAAAAATATAGAATCCTTAATTCCATTTTGTAAAATCTGGCAAACAAACTCAGACAAAATCCGCAGACCAATTGGTGATACTCAAGCGTCACTTATTGATTCATCATTCGGTAGAACAAAGATAATGGGACTAGATGATGTAACCATAAAATATGGAATGGGTTATATAACTGTAGATATTTCATTTCCAATTCACCAACATATGTTGCAGAATGTAGAAATAGACGATAAAACAAGTGAACTATACAAATTGTTTGCCCTTGATTCTACATGGGATATAGAGTTTGGTTGGGGTGGTGGTGAAGCAGAGTTTAAAATCTATGGGATGAAAATGATTAATTGGGGTATTAACTATGAATCGGACAAACGTGCATTCATTGCGAAATTTACCCTAGTACCAGCACCAAAATTAATCCTTAGTGATATCAAGTTTGATATGATTAGTCACATATTTGATGATATTATAGATGCAACCGAAATGGATATTGAGGGTGCTGGACATCCAAGATCGTTGGGTGGAATAATCTCAAAGGTTTTAGAAACTTGTAGAAGTTTAATATCTACCGATGAGACTTATACAGCATATAGACAATGGCTCAATTCAGATCCTAATAGTCAACCAGTTGAATTAAATTCGAATCCGAAAATATTATCACCTATGAGGAAATATGCACATATCGATACTTGGTCAACAGGTGGAGATATAAAAAGAAACACAAGAAGGCTAACATTATCAAAGAGGTTTTTTTCAGCCACCCGTGATGATATACCATATCCATCAACAATGCGACTATTAACATTTGGAAATAAAACAACAACAGCAAAAGAAAAATCAAAATATTTTAATTCAAACCCAATTCCAAATTCTGATCCAATTTTCGCATATGCAAAAAACCCAGACTCTAGTGCAAACCTTTCTGTGTATGCATTCATTGAAGAGTTGTTGAGATCATGGGGATATACATTGTTTCCAAACTTTGAAGCCCTCAACAAAGATGGCAAAATAAAATGGATGATTATTCAAACGGAGTTCAATAACATTGGAAAGGTTGAAGAAAAAGAATGGATAGGAATAAACACTGTAGAAAAAGAGGAAGCAACAGTAAATGGTGGCAAATTAGTAAATACAATTATAAACCCAACAGAAAAAAACGATGATCGAATTTTTGATTTACATTCCAACAGAAATGTGGTATTATCTATAAATGCTACTACTGATGAAGGTGTTTCCACAATTGGATCTTCATATATCACAGATGCGCTTGTGCGAGGTGGAAAAAACTCAACAGAAATAAAAAACAATGAAGACGAAACCAATGTAGAAATAGAAAAGGAAAGAGAATCAATATTCGCTTTGCTTGCCGAACAGGCTAAAATTGTTGAAATGGAATGTCTTGGGCTTCCAGAACTAAAAATAGCAGACAACATAATTGTCAATTTGGGAGGGGTCTTATATAGCGGAAAATATAAGGTCATAGAAATTGAACACAAAATAAGTGAGTCATTCACTACCAGCATCCGGGCAGTTCAAACAATAGAGGGAACTGGGGAAGATGTTGAATCACCAGATGATCAAGATAAAAAAATGGGATTTATTGGACCACTAGAAGACAAAGATAGTGAAACATGGTGGGACTCCCAAGGTGGTGAACACAATCCAAATGTACGAAGACCTATTGACCAAGCATTAAACCCAGAAGGCACTTATGGGAAAGAAGTAGATAATTAAATGGTTATTTGTAACGTGGTTATAGACCCAGACGAGAAATACTGTGACACAGATGTTGTGAGACTAAGTAATTATAAAAAATGTCAAGCAATCAATGTAGTTACGAATATTTCATTCCTTCAACCAGACAAACCAACAATATTTTATGGATTCAAAAATGCCAAAAGTTTTGTGGGCAAGATGGTTGACAGAACCAACACAAAGATAAATCGGTTCTATTATTGGACTTACAACGATTCAGAGATTCAATTTGAGAATTGGATTGAGGATTTCATCCAGAAATGCTTTGATGAAAAGTTTAAATACATAAATAATGGGATTGATGTGGTGTTCAAAACCTTCAATATCGAAGAATTTATCAATCACTTAAACCCATACCCACTGGTACATGAAGGTAGATATGAAATCTATATTGCTGATTGGAGAGATGGGGATATTGTAATCCATTCAATAAAAAAGGACACATTGGAATATGTTGGGGTTGATCCCAATCGATTCATATTGGCAATGCACAAAATGTTGGATTATGAGTTCCTAACCTTTGAATCAAGGCAATTCCAATTAGTAAATGAGAAACCACCAGTTTTTATAGATAGTTTACTTCATGCATTCAATAATACTTGGATGGGAATAGATGAAATTATTGAAAATTTCAAATATTCAGGGATAGAATCTATTGATCGGAAGAGTATTATTGTTTACTATTTGCAAGAAAGCGAATTTCTAAGAGACCAATTTAAAAACATTGGATTATCGATGATTTAATCGTCAAATTTAACTCAGGATTGTCAACACACCCTACCATGCCCCCGGTGGGGTGTTTTTTTGTTGGTGAAAGTTATTGTGGCGAAAAAGCATGGTTTTATCGACAGGAAAATATCCCATGTTGATGATGTAAACATGTCAATCCAAAAATAATGAAAATATGTTGATTTTTTCCTTTACTTTCGACCAAAAAACCATTATACTTCCGTAACACAACGGAAAAATAAAAATATTACTTTAAACGAGAGTTTAACAATGAACAAAAACATATCTTCATATTACAGATTAATGCATTCAACAAAAGCAGAACAAATACTGGCCAAGGCCAAAATTTTTATAGACACTAACTCTCTTAGACCACACTTAATTGGTAAAGATGTAAATAAAAATAGTGAACTATATAAATTCATGAAGAATGCTTCTCAAAACTCTGGTTATATCTCAACAGAGTATGATTCCAAACATATTATTACTGCTAGAATGTTTACTAAGAAGAATCATCTTAATTTAATTGGTCTTCATGATAAGAATATTCTATCATCAGTTCGGTCACGTTACGATGGTGGTTTAATTGCTGTCTTTGATTACAATAATTTCGAACCATCAATCATTAGACATTGTGTTGGTGATGCTATGCCAGAAGATTTACATGGTTGGGCTTCTACAACATTAAACATCGATAGAAATGTAATCAAAGTATTCAATATGACCCTCATGTATGGTAAAGATTTCTCATTTCATGCTAGTCAGATTTGTAAAGATTTAATTACTATTTATGAATGTGATGAAGAACAAATATTACATTACATTGATTTAATGATTAAACTTAAAGACGATATATTAGAGTATATTAAGCCATTACAGGAACAATACAAATCAGAAGGTTTCGTAATGAATACTTATGGACGAAAAATATTTCCTAAGAAGGAAAGTAATATATTTAGTAATGTAATACAATCAATAGGTTCTGAAATCATGATTGATTCAATAATAAAAGTAAACAAAGAAATCGTCGATAGAAATATACATCTTCTATTTCATCGATTTGATGCGTTGTATTTTGACATGTCTCGTAACTCAGCGCAAAGAGGATTGTCCGATATTAAAAATGCTATGGAAACCATTTCGGATTCGTTACATATAGATATTGGAATACAAGTGGGGGTGAACTTATTATCCCTAAAGGAATTAGACAGTGGCTAGATCATTATTACTCGCATCATTTGTACAAAAGGCCGAACTGTATGATGCCATAAACCAAATCTCAGAAACAATCAACATTAACAAAGATTCAATCTTTTCGTTTGTTAATGAAGATTCACCTTCTGATTATATTCTAACATACAACATGAATCCAGAATTTGCGAACATTAAGTTCACAACCATCTGGAAGAATACTATCAGCGTCCATCGAAAGAAACAAACCAACACAATATACTCACTCAACGCAATGAATGAATATATAAAGAGTAGATGTGGTGGTATACTTAATAAAGAATATCAAATTGATTGGACCCAGTTTTCTAATTCCTTTTTAATAATTAAGAATGGAAGATTGAAAACTTTGCCTTTGAGATTGGTTAAGCTTAACCAGTGAGGATAATATTGTGAGTGAAGAAAACAGAATGAAAAAACTAGCAGGAATTAATGAATCAATGTCTAAAAGCTCATTGAGAGATCCAGAAGATATTTTTATTGTTTTGTCGGACATTAAAGGTCAAGTAGATTGGATTAAGCATGATAAATCTGCTAGGAAAAAATTGGATGTGGCATTTGGTAAATTAGAAAAGGCCGCTAATGATTTCATGAAAGAATACAATAAAAATTTTACCACTTAGATTTATAAAAATCAACCAGTAACATTTATTTCAACAAAATCAAAAAAACACTTTACATTTCCAACAGAATGTAGTAATATTACATTCATCAACGTTACCAACCCGGTAACAACAACCGTGTCAAACAATGACACAAACAATAGGAGGTCCATTATGGACTTAGAAAAACTGCAAAGACGATTTAGTAAACTACAAGAAAAAGCCGGTGGCGGAAAGAACATATGGTTCAAGGCTGGTGAAGAGAAACAAACAATCCGTCAGGTTCCATACCCACACGGGGATGTCGGACCATTCATCGAAGTATATTTCCATTACAATGTAGCAGGTAATCGATCATTGGTTTGCCCAAAGGAAACCCATGGAGAGCCTTGTCCAATTTGTGAGTTGGCAGATGAGATTCGCCAACAAGGAACAACCGATAGCTGGAAAATCTATAAGCAATATGCGCCAAAGCTTAGAGCATATAGCCCAGTGTTGGTCCGTGGAAAAGAAGAAGAAGGGGTTAAGCTTTGGGGCTATGGAGTCACAATTTATGAATCCTTGATGGAGAAGTATTTTGATGAAGATTGGGGAAACCTTTCCGACCCAAAAACCGGTAGAGATTTGACAGTGTGGAGCATTCCTAAAAATAGTGCTGGCAATGACTCAGATTATATCAAACCAAAATTGGATGTTAAGCCAAGTCAAACTGCTATGCTCAAGAAGAAAGCAGACATTGTAAAGATTCTGGAAGAGATGCCAGATTATCTTAATGATGGCGAAACATTCGCAGTGAAGAGTTACCAAGAGTTGGAAGATATTATTCGCCAACTAGATAGCTCTGAAGATGATTATGAAGACAGCGAATCTGAAACTAGTTATTCAGCATCTGATGATACTGATGATTCTAGTGATGATACCGACTTGAATGCTAAACTCAACAAACTATTGGGTGATGGCTAACAATGGATAAAAACCTGTATATCATAAAGGGAACAGGGTTGAATCTTGACGGGCAAGTTGTCTCGGTTATTGATCAGGTGGGGGATTATGTAATAGTCTCCCCACCTAACTCACAAGATGATGTTCAAAATACAATGGTGAAAAAGGCTTGTTTACAACCGTTTGAAAACTTTCGAAAATTCACATATGAAATTGTAGTATACAAAAAAAGACAAGATTCTGGAACCATCCTTGATCTTGAAAAGGAAACATTAACAATATCAAATGCTTTGCGTGATGTTTCCCTTGATACAATAATTGAATATCTATCTACCAACCTTACACCCATTCTAAGAATGGAATAACATGGCAAAAAAGAAAAAGACGGAAGCCGATATACTCAGAGATGAGTTAATCGCTAGTTTGCGAACCAAAAATAGTGGTGCCGTAATAGGCAACCTATTGGATTCCTCTGCAAATATATCGGGGTGGGTTTCAACTGGTGATTTTATGTTGGACCTCATTTTATCTAATAGGATGGATGGTGGTGTTCCACTTGGGAGAATGATTGAAATTGCTGGTGGTGAAGCCGCCGGTAAAACATTACTCGCATCTTATCTTATGGCAGATACACAGAAGCAAGGTGGCGTGGCAATATACATTGACACAGAACATGCCGCCAGTGTTGAAGTGATGGAAAAGGTTGGTGTCAATCTTGAAGATATGATTTATGTTCAATGTGATACAACCGAAGAAGTTTTGCAAACAATGGATACAATTATAACTAAGGTTCATCGTGAAAATAGTGACAAACTAATCACCATTGTTTGGGACTCCATTGCGGCAACATCAACCAAGGGTGAAATTGAAGCTGAATATGCCGCAGGTAAAACTGTTGCAATGCAAGCGAGAGTAATTGGTGTTGGTATGAGAAAGCTCATGCCTCTTGTTAGTAAACATAAAGTGTGTTTAGTATTCATTAATCAACTACGAACTAATATTGGTGGGTTTGGATTTGGAGATAACAAATTCACTCCCGGTGGAATGGCTATTAAATTTGGTGCATCAATTCGCCTCTGGCTTTCCCACTTCAAGGCAATCAAAGATGGGGATAAAGACCTCATTGGTCGCATTATTAAGTGTGAAGTTAAGAAGAATAAGATTGCCCCACCAAGTAGAAGTGTATATTATACCATTAGGTGGGGAGATGAAACTGGTGCATGGATTGACCCAAAAGAAACAATGTGGGATGCTGGAATACGCAAAAATATATTCAGAAAAATAACAACACAAAAATATGGGTTCACTCCTTCTACTGGAAAAGAGATGGAATTTACTCGCAAAGCTTTTATAAAATTGATGGATGAAGAAAACTTTCTTCATGAAGTGAAGGTTGCTCTTGCGGCCGCTTATATTATTACAACCAAAAATGTTTCAGAAGATGAAATAACTTTTGATGAACCCGGAGAGGATGGATAGACATGCCTAACAAGCCACACCAATTTCTAATCACATTGAAGATGGATGGAAAGACAATTGCTACAAGGAATGTTTCTGTTGACGAGTATAACGATAATGTTATCTACTCATTGAGACTTAATCAATTGATGAATGACATGGGAAGATTGATTACAGATGCAATGAGGGATAAATCTATAACCGATGCGTTTAGATTGTTGTCACGGGGACATTGGAACCAACGAGAAAAGAGATAATATGGAACTGAAAAATCGAATCTTGTTGATTGATTTTTACAATCTATATATTCGTAATTTTTTAATTGTTCCTGTAACAAACGATGATGGAGAGCATATGGGAGGGGTCTTCGGATTCCTCCGCTCCCTAAAAGCGGCAGTGGATCAATTTAAACCAACTGAAGTGTACATCGTTTCTGATGGTCCACAATCTGGTTTACGAAGAAAAGAGATAGAACCTAACTACAAGGCTTCTAGGAAAAAAGTATGGAAAAAGGGATCAGTTAAGGCATATGACTTTTTGAATGAACAGGACCAAAAGGACAACTTTTCTATACAAATAAAAAGATTGTATGAATATCTTGACATATTGCCAGTTAAAATAATATCAATGCCGTATATTGAGGCTGATGATATTATTGCAGAGATTGTTAACACCATGCCAAGTGATACAGGCGCAGTCATTTACAGCACTGATGCCGATTATAAACAATTGATAAATGACCAAATTGTTTGTTATAATCCTATGGCAAAACAACTTACAACAAAAGATAATTTTTTTGACAAACATGGCTTTCGGGCTGATAATTATATCTACTTCAAGGTGATTGATGGAGACAAATCTGACGATTTACCGGGAGTCAATGGAATTGGAAAGAAGACTTTTTTGAAGCTTTTTCCACAAGTTGTTGATGAACATATAGATTCCTTAGATGACCTTTTGGATATTTCCAAACATGTTGTTGGATCAAGGTCAAAAACATTTACAAAGGCAATAAAAAATAGACATAAAGACGTTCTAGACGCAGAAGATTTGGTGAGGAAAAATTATATTCTTATGCAATTGAACGATGTGAACATTAGTTTACAATCAAAAGATATTTGTAAAAAACTACAATTGGAAAAACCAAACACATTTAATCGGTTTCGTTTGAGGTCGATGTTTATACAGGATAAACTTAATAATCATATTAAGTATTTTGGTGAATGGTCTAGGGTTTTTTCAGGATTAATGAAGGGAAGAAAATAATGACTTGGGTTATAATAGTTGCCATCCTACTCTTGGGGGGTATGGTTTATGCAATCGCAAAACAAAGAGGCGAACGGAAAAAAGCAATGGAAGTTATGGATAAAGAAACAGAATTAGACAGAGAGGAAGTAGATCGTGAATTGGATAAAAAGCGTGATAATGACGCTTGGGATAATCTTACTGATACCATCGATGACCTTGGCTGAAAATTTTGAAAAGGACGCATCGGAGATACGTCAAGGGGCATTGGCTGAAGCCCATGGTGATTCAATGCAAGCATTCATAATTTTAAGTTTGAAAACAGCAGAAGTGTTGGATGGAACAAACGTTTTACAAGCCGATCTAAAAGTTTGCAAACGAATCAACCAACGCTATGAAGATTATTATGTGGACGATAGAACATGGCTAGAGAGAACATGGGATTCAGATGTTGTTAAAGTTGGACTCTTTATTGGTGGAATTATAGTTGGAACCAAAATCGTAAAAAATGTAAATTAGACAGGAGATACTTTGACTTCTTTTGAAAGATTCGGAGATGGATTTCAATCGAAAATCCTATACCATGTTATAACAGACAAGATGTTTGCCCTGCAAATACTTGAAATTTTAGACCCAGATTTTTTTAGCAATGACAAATATGTTGAGTTAGCAACACAGGTTGTTGAGTGGAATGAGAAATATGCATCAACACCAACATTTGAAAACTTAATATCAATAATCAATACAGAATATGAAGAAGAAATTGAGCGAGATTATTTGCTTGGTCTTGTTGAGATTATCAGCAAAATCACAGATGTTTCAGACAAGCAGTTTGTACAGGAAAAAACTGTTCAATTTTGTAAGCAACGAGCAATGGAAAATGCTATCATCACTAGTGCCAGATTGGTAAAGGATACCAAAATAGCTGATGATGAGAAGTTTGAAATGATTTCTAAAGTTGTGACAACGGCACTGGTAGCGGGGGAAGCAAAAGATATTGGGCATAGTTATGAAGCACAAGCAATGGCAAGAACTGTTGCTAAACGATTTCCAATTGCGACAAATTGGGCAATGCTCAATGATGAATATATTGCTGGTGGACTTTCAGGTGGTGAGTTGGGTATAATTTTGGGTGGAACTGGAGCAGGTAAGTCATTTATGTTGGCAGACTTAGCCCATGCCGCTTTCTGTCAAGGGATAACAACTGTGTTGTATTCATTTGAGTTACGAGAATTCCCAGTTGGTTTAAGGCTGGATTCAAAATTCACAAACATACCATTGACACAATTGCTATTGGACACAGAAGGTAAGCACCGTGAAACTGTTGTTAAAGCAATCAAAAAAGAAAGCGACAAACACAAAATAAAACCAGAAATCATTATCAAGGAATACCCAACAAAATCAGCATCATTATCAAAATTAAAAAATCACTACAATCAATTATTAGCATCGGGCATTAAACCGGGGATGATTGTTGTAGACTATGCCGACTTGATTAAACCAACAACTAGGTATAAAGATAAACGATTTGAATTAGAAAGTATTGTGGAAGAATTGCGTGGTTGGGCTGGAGAATTGGACATTCCAATTTGGACAGCATCACAAACCAACCGTGACGGATTAGATACTTCGGTTGTTACATTAAAAACTATTTCAGAAGCACTTTCCAAAGCAATGGTTGCTGATCTAATCATTTCTATTGGTAGAAGTCCTGAACTACAAGCACAGGGGCGAGCATGTTATTATCTAGCCAAAAATAGACTTGGTGTTGACAAGGTTGCGTTCACTGGAGAATTTGATACAAGCGTAATGAATTTCACAATAGACACAGAGGGAATTGAAGAAGATTTGAACAACCAAGACCAACAAGGCGTGATGAATCGTGCCGTTCAAAATGTCCTTCAAAATGCCAACAATAGAAACAGTGAAGTTATTCGTGAGTTGATGGCAAATATTGTGGAGGATGACGATGAGTAAAGAATTTGAAATGAATGAATTTCAAGAGACAATAATGAAAGAAAGATATTCCCTGCCCACTGAAAAAACGTGGGCAGAGGTGTCTAAGCGTGTAGCGAATCATCTAGCAAAGGCGGAGCATAATGGGGACATGTTGTTGTGGGAAAAAAGATTTAATTGGGCAATGTCAAATGGCTATTACTTTCCGGGTGGAAGAGTATTATATGGATCGGGTAGAAGACTTGGTGGGCTTCTTAACTGCTTTTGTAAAGGGGTCGAAGACAATAGACATTCAATTGCTAAACTCTCATACGATATGTATCTTATTTCTACTTTCGGGGGTGGTGTTGGAACTAATTATTCCGCAATCAGACCAAAGGGAGATCCCATTCAAGGTGTCCAAGGTTCCGCTCCGGGAGTGGTATCAGAGATTAGAAAAATTGATGCAATTGGAGAACAAGTTAAGAGTGGCGGTGGAAGACGGGTTGCTCTCATTGCCACACTTGGGATTGAACACCCAGACTTGTTGGACTTCCTAGATGTTAAACTTGATCATGGTGAATTAAACAACCACAATATCAGCATTAACTATAATGAGAAATTTTTTGATGCGGTTCGTAATGATGAAGAGTGGGTGTTTGAATTCCGTGGTCAAGAATACCATAGGTATTTGTTAGGTGTGACAATTGATGGTGAAGCCACTGAACACCATAGACGCTATGTTATTGCTACTAGTGAAGATAATGCTCTTGAAACTGCAAAGAATTACCACAAAGAAAACTGGCTTGAAACATTTTTTGTTGTTGGTGTGGAAAACATAAGCGCAAGAGAATTGTGGACAAGGATTTGCAAAAATGCCGTTGAATCTGGTGAACCCGGATTTCTATTTGAAGACAATATCAAAAGCACATTTGCAACCCACTACTTCGAAGTGTATAGCAATTGTAACCCATGCACAGAAGCACTACTACCGGATGATGGAAATTGTAACTTGGGTAGTATAAACTTAACTAGAATGTATGATGATGAAAAAAATGATGTTGATTGGGGTTTGTTAGCGAGAACTATCACCATAGCCGTTAGAATGTTGGACAATGTTTTAACTATGAACCTATATCCAACACCAGAAACACAGGTAGTGGCTGAAAGGTCAAGACGAATTGGGTTAGGAGTCATGGGACTCCATCACCTATTAATCAAGATGGGATTACGTTATGGTTCAGAAGAGTCATTGGAGTTTATCGAAAGATTATTTGCAACTATTAGAAACGAATCATTCAAAGCTTCAATTGAAATCGCAAAAGATAAGGGATCATTCCCTGAATATGATTACGAACGATATCTGGACAATGCCTACACAAACAAGTTGCCCACCAGAATCCTCAAGTCTATCAAAAAGTATGGAATCCGTAATGCGGTCATATTGTCAATTGCCCCAACAGGTACAATATCAATGGTTGCTGGGACTTCCTCTGGTATTGAACCGATCTTCGCACCAATGTACAATAGAAAGTATAGGGTGGGAAACATATTACATGAAGAGGTCATTGTGGACAAGATGTTTGGATTGGCTGTCAAAGAAGGCACATGGGATCATATCGTGGGTGCGTATGATGTGACACCAGAAGAACACATGGCAGTTCAGGCGGCAGTGCAGGACAATGTTGATCAGGCAATCAGCAAAACAATCAATGTTCCAAAG